TGGCTGAAGATATCGTTCTGTACAACGATTTTAAATTTGTCGTTATGGGAAACTGGAATTATGGAGCGGCCAAATACAAGGTATATCCGTTGTTCCGGATCAACGAAGTCGGAAACTACCAGTTTGCAGCGATATCCCATCATCGTGAAAGTTCCGTAGGAAATCATTATGGTGAGAATGAAACGCACGAAGGGGTTAAAACTCACATCAAAACTTCCAATGAGCTTCCTGAGTTTATAGACTCGTTCCTGAACAATAGCCTGGCTGCTAAAATTCATGTCATTATCCCGAATGCTTGGGTTGAGTCCAAGCGTAAACAAATCAAAGCCCTGTGTGAAGAGAATAAACTTCGTAAGAAGGATAATAAAGAGTTGATCAAATACAACGGTCTCGAGATCGGTACGGA